CTAGCCGAACACCTGCTGCAGAGCGTCCAGCAGGAACGGGCGCGGCCCCGCGCTGGCGCGGATGATGCGGCCGGTCCCGCGCCGGTACTCCCTCCGTCCGCGGATGATCCACAGCGCGTAGGCCACGGCGGCGACCACCTCCCACGACGTCGTCGACTCACCCATCCGGGGTCCGTCGATGTAGATCTCCCTGCGCAGAGTGCCGCTGTCGACCGGCGCCAGGACCTTGGCGATGGTCTGGGCCTGCCGCACCCGCGCCTCGACCTGAAGGCCGATCTCGCCTGTCGGCGACAGCGCCATCCGCTTCAGCTCGCCCTCGTCGATCCGGACGGTGACCCGGACGCTCACGAGATGTCCCCCGGGCACGGGGCGCAGCCGGCCAGCGCGACGATCACCCGGGTCTCCACCCCGACACACCCGCCCTGCGGCCCGAGCACGCGAGTGCGCCCCATCAGGAAACGGCGGCCGCGCCTGCCGGCGGTGTGCGGCAGGCAGCACATCAGCGCGCTGTAGACGGTCGCGGCGTCCACGTGCACCGTCCGCGCCGAGCTCTCCAGCACCTCACAGGCGGGCGGGCAGCCCCGCTCGTCGAGCACAGGGGCGCACCGCAGCAGGGTGACGACGATCTCGGCCGCGGTCGTCGCCGGCGCGCGGCAGCCGGGCGTGCCGCGCACCTGCCGGTCCTCCTGCGGGAACTCGGTGGAGGGGAAGATGCGCTCCAGGTGCACCGTCAGCTGGCCACCGACCTGGTCCCCGCCGCACGGATCGGTGCACTGGTCCCACGCGGGCGGCCCGGCGACCACGCAGGCCCGGCACGGACAGCCAGGGTGCCCCTCCACGGCGAGGGCGGCCTCGTCCAAGGCTTCGCACACGCAGGCCAGCATCACCCGCATGAGGTCGTGCAGGCCCTCCGAGGTCAGGGCCATGTCGTCGTCCGCGGGCGCCGGAAGTCGGGCGACAACACCCGGCTCGGTGAGTTGAGCCGGTACGGGTTCACGGCATGCAGCCACAGATCGACCAGCGGCAGGTTGGTGCGCCCCTCCGCGAAGACCGTCGTCGGGTCGGCCATCTCGACCTGCACGCCCTGCCGGACCAGCTTGGTGACGTTGCCCGGCAGCCGGCAGGTGCCGCACGCCCCCGCCACCTCCGGGCACGCCTTGATCAGCTCGCACGTCAGCTCCGACACCGCGGCGATGGCGGACTCGTCCAGCGGCAGGCCCCACCGGTAGGTGACGTACAGCGTGCCAGGCTCCCCGCACGGGGCGGCCATGTCCTGGCAGCGCGGCCAGCACTCGCCGTCGGTGCGTACCAGCCGCCCGGCCGCGTCCACCCGGTACGCCTCCGGCACCAGCTCCTGCCCGTCCACGGTCACCTCGGTCACGTCGTAGACGGGGCCGGGCAGGTACACCTCGCACAGCTCCCCGCACGAGCAGCCGGAGGAGCAGCCGCACACCGACGCGTTGCGCCACAGCCCGTCGGCGCCGATGTAGGGCACCCACGGCCCGGCCGTGCCCCACCACACGGTGAGGGGGAAGGACTCCAGGCACGCCCTCCGGCATGGCCGTACGGTGACGGGGCACGGACCCCATCGCATACCGGACATGCGCCACAGGATTTGGGAGGCGACGCGCTGCCAGCGGTCGATGACGGCCGGGTCGAGGTCGTCGGGCAGCTTGCAGCACAGATCGACTGGCCAGGGCTCACAGGGCCCGATCTGGAGCGGCATCAGCGTCTCCGCCCGCGCGCCTCATACCGTGACGGGTGGGGGAAGCGCTCGCGGATGAACGCGCCGACGTGGCCGGAGGCGAAGGTGTCGGGCATGGTCGACAGCCAGTGGGAGTCTCGGGGGAACTTGGGGCCGCGCACGAGGACCTTGACGTCGTCGGCCTGCCGTCCGCCCAGCCCGGCCAGGTTGCCGTACAGGGTGCGTTTGTGCAGCACGTCCAGGCCCCGGCCGGCATCCAGGGCGTGCAGCATGCCGGTCTTGTCGACCGGCAGCGGCACGTGCAGCTCATACGACAGCGGCTCGGGATGGCCGAGCTCGGCGAGCAGCTCGCGGGTCTCGCGCATGCCGCGCAGGTAGGCGCCTGAGGCGCGGGCGGCGTAGTACTCCTCGACCTGCCGGACCGGGCCGCGGTGCAGCACCGGCATGCCCTCGGGGTGGGGCCGCATGATGAAGAAGTCGTCGTTGCACAGCAGGAAGCGCTCGGCCACGCCGTCGTGCTCACAGGCGGCGCGCACCGCGGCGGTGGTGTTGGCGTACTTGCTGCCCCTCTGCTCGGTGGGGATGTGCTCGGCACCGGTCAACCAGGCGGGCCGATGGCCGACGATCCACACCCGCCGGTGCGGCAGGTGGGCGTCCATCGAGCGCAGCGCGTAGCGCAGCTGCTCGTTGAACTGTCCCTGCCGCACCGGGATGACGAGGTCCGGCAGCCCCATCAGGAGGCCAGGCACAGCTCGCCGGTGACCGGCTGGTACTCACACGACTGCTCGGGCGGTGCGATCGTGGTGATGAACGTGCGGCGGTGACAGTTCGCGCCGAGCGGGGTGAGCATCGGCCCGGCAGTGCCCGCGGCGTCGATGGCCTGCACGTCGTAGGGGCCGACACCCCAGCGGCCTCCGGCTCGAGTGGAACCGCTCAGGGTGAGCGACGCCTGCTCGCTGCCGACTTCAAGGTCGCCGAGCTGGCCGTTGGTGACCCACGGCAGAAGGAAGTACACCCAGGCGCCGTCGCCGGTGGCCTCCTCAGGGCAGACGTCCTCGCCGAGGACCTCGGCCCACAGCTCCAGGGCGAACCCGGAGTTGCACTGAATGGAGCAGTCGTCGTAGCCGATCGGGTTGCCGGCGAAGTCGTAGTAGACCGGGCTGCCGGTCATGATCTCGATCAGCTCCGGTGAGACAGCGAAGAAGTTCAGCTCGACGTCGAACCCCCGGAAGGAGGGGCAGCCGCGCTTGAACCCGCACACCCGGCCGTTGGCGGCCTTGTACTCGACGTCGGTCCCCTCTTCGACGTTGCGGTTCATCGCCAGGCTGGCGAAGCAGTCGAAGACGTAACCATTGTCGTCGCCGCAGACAGGGCGGCCACAGCCGTCGACCCGGGTGACGCGGATGACGCTGGCGTTGGCGATCAGCGGGCAGGACATGCCACAACCTCCAATGATCTTGGAGGCCCGGCCCACAACCAGCGGCGCTCTCCCAGCATAGCCACCCCCGCTGGCGGAGGATCTAGGAGCGGCACAACACGGTGACCGCGTCGACCCACGCGGCAAGCTCTGCACGGACCTGCTTGGCCAGGAAACGGCTGCGAGCGCGGGCGGCAGAGCAGGCGGCCGCGCGGTGCCGGCCGTCGGGGTACAGGTCACGGATCGCGGCCGCCCACGCCGACGGATCAGCGCGGTCGATGAACGTGGCCGCATCGCCGAGCGCTTCGCGCAGGCCGGGCGTCGGGTGCGCAATGACCGGCAGCCCGGAGGCGAGCGCTTCGACGGCCGCCATGCCGTACGACTCGTAGATGCTGGGCGCCAGCACGATGCGAGAGCGCGCCCACACCTCCTCCCGCATGCGCGACGTCTGGCCGATGATCCGCATGTTGGCCAAGAGCGGGCGGCGAATCTGACGACCGTGGGCGCCCGTCACGCCGAGGAACGGCACCTCGCGGACGAGCCGGGCCGCAGCTCGCCACGTGTCGACGCCCTTGTCCCGGTTCAGGTTGACAAGCGTCACATGCCTGCCGGTGCGGGCCGCAGCGTGCTCTTTCGGGAGGACGGGCGGGTGCACGATCAGCGACGGAGTGCCGCCCACAGCCGGGTAGCGAAGGCCGAGGGAGTCACGGACCCAGACCGTGTTGTAGACGCACAGGTCAGGCCCAGCGGCGAGCGCCGGCTGGTCGTGGTCGTTGTGGAGGATGAGGATCGAGCGGGCGCCCACCTGCCGGGCCAGGGTGACGGCCTGGTGGCCGTAGTAGTGGTGGGTGATGACCACGTGCGGGCTGATGGCACGGATCTCCGCCACGGCCTGCTCAGGGGGCAGCTGGGCGTAGCCGACCCCGTCGACCTGGTAGCGAGCGGGAGCCTCCGGCACCTCGGACACGATCACGAGAGTGCGCAACCCGGCCTGGTGGAGGGCGCGCATCATCGTGTGGAGCATCGTCTCCGACCCGGCCCGCCGGTACGGCACACCGTAGTGCACCCACGCCACCACCCCCACCGCCCGGTCCGCAACCTGCGAGGCCAGCGTCGGGGCCGGAGCAGGCCCGGCGGGAGCAGATAGGGGTAGGGCGGCGGGTGCCCGGCGTGGCCCCCGGGCCCGCATGGTCCGCGGGACCAGCCGCTGGCACGCCTCCTCGAACCGGCGCAGGTTCCCCCCATAGTCGAGGCCAGCGGCGTGCGCGCGGGCCGTAGCCGACGCCGCGGCGTAGGCGTCAGAGTTCGATAGGTGGCGGATCTCGCTCACCCACCGGCCGACGTGCTCGCGCGGAATATAGGTGGCCGCGTTCCCGAATGCCTCACGCATGCCCGGCAGCGGGGAGGCGAGGACGGGGATGCCCGACAGCATGGCCTCGATGCCGGCGCGGCCGTAGGACTCGGTGGCCGACGGCATGAGCAGGATCCGTGTCCGGGTGTAGAGCTCGCGCGGATCGATCCGGTCGATAACCGCGATGTTGGGCAGCTGGAGGCCGACCGCGGGGCCGGCGGCTTTCACCACGAGGAACGGCAGGTCGGGGAGCTGCGCGGCGATCTCGGCGAGCACGTCGGCGCCCTTGGCGACCGTCGCCCCGTTCAGGGTGATCATGCCGCCCGGGAGGGTGCGGTACAGCGCCGGATCGATGGGGGGCGGCAACACCAAGTCCGGTCCCTGGTAGGACGGGTAGTGATCGCGGCAGGCGCGCGACGGGAACCACGCCAGCCGCGCACGCCCCAGCTCGCGGTCCGCTGCCATGCCGTGCACCATCAGCAGGTGCGGAACCCGGCCGGCCTGGGGCACGATCCGCGCCGCGCGCCGGTCGCCGTGGTGGGAGATCAGCAGCTCCGGCCGCGCGGCCTGGACCGCGCGCCGCCACGCGCGGAGCGGCCACACCCGCACGCCATCCTCGACGCGGACCTCGCCGGGCTCTTTGATGGTGGTCACCACGTCCACCACATGCCCGGATCGGGCGAGATGCCGAAGGTACTCGCGGGTGGTAATGACCGCACCCGTGGGCGCGTCCAGCCTGTACACCGGAATCAGTACAAGAACACGCATCAAGGCTCCGCGGCATCTAGAGCGCGACGGCGACGGCGGACACGGTCACTGCGGCGGCCGGGGTGCCGACCGCGAGCACGCCGATGCCGAGGAGCATCACGCCGGCGCTCGCCAGGACGTTGACCCTCGTCTGCGTCGCGCTGTTGGCGGTGATCGAATGAGGGCGGACCCCGGCGACGGCCTGGAGGCCGATGGTCACGACCAGGCGCTGAACGGCCCGGCCCACAACCAGCGGCTCACTCTCGCGATCAGTCTAGTGGCGGTGCCGCGCCCGGGCGGGGAGCGCACCACCCCGGCCGAGGCCCCGCGACGTCGTCCCGAAACCCGAACACCCCCGGAGGCGCGCACTTCCCGGCCTTCATCTCCCTACATCGCGTTCCACCCTGATGCGCGCATGTACGCCCGCGCTGCGGCGAGCTTCACCCGCGCCTCCTCTGCGGCGGTGCGCAGCAACCGCGGGTCGCGGGCCAGCAGGGCTCGTTGGGCGCGGCCGTGCGGGCACAGCCCGTCCTCGTCGAAATCAGCCTGCGGGTGGACGTCGTACGGTTCGCCGACCCGCGTCCAGGCGGCCGCGTGGTTGAGCTGGGCGGCCGTTCTCCTGGCAGCCCACTCCAACAGGTAGGTGCCACGGAACGCGCGCTCACCGAAAACGCAGATGGCGTACCGGGGCCGCAGGCAGGTCGCGCGCATCGCCCGGAAACTCGAACGCCCCTGGATGCCTATTTCCAGGGACGTTCTAACCAGCGGCTCCAAGTGATAGATCGCCCCCGCACGAGCACCTGCTCATACGGCCTACCGGCAGTCCACAGGACGGGCCCGCGCCGCTCCGGGCCTGCCGAGCAGCCGCCGCCTACGATTGGGCCATGCCGTACCGTCCGGCCGCCCCCGTGATGCCCACCCAGGTCGACGGCCATCTGGGCGTGTTCGACCGGTTCGCCAGCGCCGTGGCGCGGTTCACGTCCAAGCCGTGGTTCTTCGCGCTGTGCGTGGTGCTGGTGGTGGTGTGGGCGCCGTCCTATCTGGTGATCGGCGACGTCAACACCTGGCAGCTCATCATCAACTCCCTGACCACGATCGTCACGTTCCTCCTGGTCGCGCTGATCCAGAACACGCAGACCAGGGCGGACGCCGCGGCACAGCACAAGCTCAACGCGATCGCCTGCGCGCTGGCGGTGCTGATGGCCGACAGCGACGCCGACGCGCGGGCGGTGCGCGAGCTTCGGCACGCTGTGGGCCTGGAGGAGCGGGAGAGCGCCTAGCTTCCGGCGGCCCGGCCGCGCCGTCGTAGAGCGTAGCGTGCAGCTGCGCTGGGACTCAATCACAACTCTACGGCTCAGCGCCTGCCCACAATTTGTACTCCCTCGATCCGCACGTCAATCACCAAATACGCTCCCATCGATAGACTCTTGCCATCTGCTAACCAGTTGACCAGCGATCGTTCATTCCCAGCTCCCGGCCATCTTCGACGAATCTGGCCGAGAAACGGAGAGTGACTATGAGCGGGTGCAGATGGCCAGCCAAAGCCATGCGGCTCCTTGCCGGGATGCTCCTGGTAGCGCTGCAACAGGCGGCACCGGCCAACGCTCAATCCGCGAGGTGGCCTGATGGACCGTTCTACATATACGGCTCCACAGAGGATCCGTTCGCACCCTTCTCTCGCCGAGTAGTGGATGCGACGTGGGACCTGCCGCGCGATAATCCGACCAGGGTAGAAGTCACTGGGTTCGTCCGACTGAACTCCAATAGCAACTGGGGAGCCTCACAGCAATGGACCGTCCGGTTTCCTGCATCGGGAAGCCTGGGCAAGGTCAGGGTCGCGAATAAACTCACCCACACCTGCATTGCCGAGCGAGAGCTCCCCGTGCCGCGCGGCGGTGAAGGCGCCCTCCTTGCACCATGCGGCGACCCCGGCACGCTGTGGTACTGGCAGCCCATGGGCGGGCAAAGGTTCGTACTTCGCAGTCCTTCGGGTCCAGACATTTGCCTGAGCAAAGCACAAATCTACGAGGACCCCGAACATCTTCGCCTGAGAGACTGCCCGGATAACGCCTGGGCGACTGATTCTCTGATGATCTGGGAGTGGTTCAGGGCACAGTAATCAGCTGGCCCACCGACGCGCGACAGCGCCTAACCGGCCGAGGCAGTACGGGCGGCCTCGATGGCGACGATCCGCCGTGCGCCCCACAGGATCATCGGGACGGGGACGGCGTTGCCCATCTGGCGATAGCGGGCGGAGTCGGCCTGCTGCCGGTCGCCGCTGTAGAGCGTCCAGTCATCCGGGAACCCCTGCAACCTCTCACACTCGCGCGGGGTGAGCCGCCGCACGGCCAGTTCCTCGGTGACGAGCGGCGAGGATGCCGTGCTGTCGATCCGGCTGCCGTAGTTGGCGGTCAGGGTGTTGGTGACCACCATGGCGGCGGAGGCCCCGCCGGAGGCGGCCCGCAGCGCGTACGCGGGCCCCTCGGCAGGTCCTGTCTCTATCTGGGTGCCGCCGTCGCGGCCGCGCAGGGCGACCGGGTAGGCGATGCTGGGGCGCCCTGTGGCGCACAGGGGCGGCGCCGGGTCGCCGGGCCGCGGGTTGGCCCGGTTCTCGGGCGAGGTGACCTGTGCCAGGTCGTAGGCGACCACGGGGATGCCGCGGCCGGTGCCGTCCTCGCTGGCGTCGTGCCCTTCGGCGGTGAGGGTGTGCGTGATGTCGCCCAGGACGCTGGTGACGTAGGCGCCGGAGCCGTCCAGGTCGCACCTGTGACCGCCCTGGTTGGCGCCGAGCGGTCCGGCGACGTCGGGGGTGGCCGCGCTGAGTCCGTAGGCCCTGCCACGGCTTTCAGCGCCTGCAGCAGGGGCGGCGGTAGCTTGCGGCCCCGCCGCTCGGCCCGCCTCAAGATGCCGGAGGCCGCTCTCGCACTCAAGTAGTACTTGCTCGGGACCTCGGAAGTCTCCAAGATGTCCGACAAGTAGGACGCGACGGCGTCGTTGGGGTACTCCGAACCTTTGTGCGTCCAGTACCCGCCAGGAAACGCCGTACCCGATTTCGACCAGCTGCCGGAGCACTCGTCCCATGTCCTGGCCGGCTCGCGAGGAGAGCAGACCAGGCACGTTCTCGAAGAACAGCCACCTGGGGTGCAGCTCTTGGGCGAGACGTACCAGGTGGTCGAAGAGTCCGGATCGGTCGTCGTCGAGTCCGTGGCGGAGGCCGGCGACGGAGTGTCCTTGACACGGCCAACCCCCGGCCAATATGCCGCTCGCTGGGTTGAATCCCGTTGATAGAAGTTGCTCACCCGTAATCTCCCGGATGTCGCTGAGCAGGGAGGTTGCGGGGAAATGCCGCTTCAAGACGCCGCGCGCCTTGGCGTCGACCTCGATCGCCGCCGTGACGCTCACACCGGCCCGGGCCAACCCGAGATCAAAACCGCCGACGCCCGCGAATGCTGAGATAGCGGTCATCGCCATGCCCGCGTCCCTTCCTGGGCCCTTGCGCAGTCAAGGCCCGCATTCACCTTGCCAGCCGGCATGCGCCGGCCTGTGTATCGACACGGTGTTCGACTGACCTCAGCCAGCACCTTCGGATCACCGGTGGTATCCAGCGCGGATCATCGGGACAATCCTGGTCATGCCTCTGTGGAAGAAGCTCGGAATCGGCCTGCTGACGCTCTTCGGGACGCTGATGCTCTGCCTCATCCTGGTGATCTTCGTGCCCGGTGGATGGAAGATCGCCCTCCCGATCCTGGCTCTGCCCGTCATCGCCGGCTTCATCTTCTGGGCCTGGTTCGACAGCTCCGATCCGTCCTCACGGCGCGACGCCACCCCCCACAACGCCCGCTGGGACGACAAGCGCGAGCGCTTCCTCTGACCCCAGCCACACCCGCTACGGCCGACGCCGCTCAAGGAGCCACAGCGTGCGCGTGCACGGTGACGCCGGCCGCGTTCGCGCCTCCCGCCAGCACACCGATGCCCAGCAGAGTGACCCCCGCGGCGGCCAGGACGTGGACGGTGGTCTGGGCAGCCGTGTTGGAGGCGATCCGCGCCGACCGGAACCCCGCCCCGGCTTCCACGGCAATGCTGATGACCGGAGGTGCAGCGAACGCACCGGCCGGCCAGCTGAAGGTGGCGATGCCACTGCCATCGGTGACGGCAGTAGCCCGCTCCTGCCTCCGCTGCGGTGCCTCAAAGTCCCCTACGGTGCTCATGCCGGCCCGTCCCCGGCCGGGCCGATCCAGTGGGCAGTCACATAGCTGCGGCCGTCCCCATTGCTCACGACCACAGCCGAGCCGACCGCGCCGATGCGGTAGGCGGCGAGCTGTACCGTCTGCCCGGCCGTGAAAGAGTGCACGAACTCTCGTGCGCCGGTCGCCTGAATCTGCATCAAGGGCGCGTTGGCGCCGGTGGCCCCGAACGCGGCGATCACCTCGGAGCCGGGGATCAGCGCGCCGTCCTTGTAGAGCCCAGCAGTCACGCCCAGGCCCTGGGCCGCGCTCATGTTGGCCGGGAGCTGTGCGACGCCCCGCGCCTGGAAGGACACCGCCCAGAAGCCAGCACGCGGCACCGTGATGGCCGGCAGCTCCGTGATGACCTCCCACACCCGGTCAGCGCCGATCAGGGCGTGGTTCCATGCCGTCACGGCGGACTGCATCCAGGCGCCGTCGACGGGGGCGTTGACCGTGGAGGCGGTGCCCGTCACCCTCAGACCTCCCGGGTGCTGGTGACGAGGAAGTCGGACCCGGCGACCCCGGTGAACACGAACGCGTCTTGGAGCTGCTCGCCCGCATCGCCTCCTCGGTCCACGCCCCAGGTGAGGGAGGTCCCGGCCGCCAGGGTGACCGCCGTCCCACCGCCAATGGCGACGGTCGGAGATCCGGCGTACACGATCACCGTCACCGAGCGGGCGCCGGCCGCGATGGTGACGTTGCCCGCGCCGGTCTGCCGCTGGATGGTTGAGTCGATCTGCGGGTTGGCGGCTGGCGCGGTGTCACAGCGCACCACCGTGCCCGTGGGCGTGTACGACGTCGTGCCGTCCAGCATGGTGTCCTTGACGACCGTGACGCCGTCCTTAGTCTCGTAGCGCCGCAGGAAGCTACCGACGCTGTCACACAGAATCTCGTACTCGTCATCGGGCGTGGCCGCTGCCACGCTGCCGCTGGTACCGGACATGAGGAGACCTCCAAGAGGGTGAGGAGTTAGGCGACGCGGGCGTATCGCAAGGTGGTTTGCTGGATGCCACCGGACCCAAGCCCGGCCACCTCGGTGGTGCCGGAGATATCGACCCGGTTGGCTTGGAGGCGGATCGTCCTCGGTGACGTGACCGCGTACTCGACGCTGATTGCAGCCGAGCCGTTCCACTGCAACGCCGTTGGGCCACCCCCAGCGAACTCTGCGATCTGCACGACGATGGCTTCCGAGTTCGGTACGACGACGCCGGCAGTGACGTCCCACAGCCGGGCGCCGATGTACGCGTTCTCACCCGTCGTCATGCGGCCGATGTTGCCCCGGACAACTGCGTCCAGGTGGTACGTGCCGGCCGCGGGGAGCGCGAGCGACAACGCGATATCGACCCACGCCCCGGAGGCGCCCGGCATGAGGTCGACGCCTGATGGCAGCACAGCGAAGCCGGTAGCGCGGATGTCGAGACTGGCAGCGGTTCCGGTCATCAGTCGCTCACCTTCTGCCACATGATCCCCTGCTGCGGGATGCCGCTGGTCAGGTAGTGCTGGAGGTTCGCATTGGCCTGCGTCCCCCCGTCGCCAGTGCCCCGCAATCCCCGGATCTCGAACGTCGTCGGAGCTGTGACGGTGACGAACGCTTCACTCACCGCGTTCCCGCCGATGCTCTTGAGACCGGTCGCCCCGTTCACCGTCCCGGGCTCGTCGTGGAGGAGCACCCACCGCGAGCTGCCGTTCACCAGGGCATTCGTAGCGGTGTTGAACCAGTAGGCCGAGATGGAGGCGATGTGCCGGCCGTTGAAGTTCCAGGTGGCGAGGCCGAACAGGTGGGCGGTGAGCCGGTAGACGCCTGCCTCGGGCAATACGACCTGGCTGTTGGGCAGGGTGACAGCGACGCCCAGAGCCGACGTGCGCAGGTCCGCCATGCCGGCGATACGGGAACCGAACACCGGCGTGAGTCGGGCCCCCACCTGCCAGTTCTGTGGGCACGCCCCGGCGGCCGGGGGCATCACGTCCACGTCGACCGATCGCTCTGTGCCGACCGCCGCTCCGGGGGCGATACCCGTGACCTCCGTACCCGGCACGAGGAGGCCGCTCGCCGTCTGCTGGAGGGCGTTGCACGCCGCCGGGTCAACCTTGGGGTCGATGCGGTACGTACGGCCGCAGGCACCCGCCATCAGTCGCTCACCTTCTTGAAGCGGAAGTTGGTGGCCCAGACGACCTTCTGAAAGGTGGTTCCGACGTCGGTACGCCAGGACCCGTCAACGCGGATCGCCGCCGGGCCGGGCACCTGGTACAGCGCTGACGCCGAGGCGTTGGCCTGGACGCCGGTGGTACCCGTGGCCGTCTGATCGGTGAACAGGATGATTCGCCGTGCAGTCAGCGGGACCTGGGCGCCGGCGGTGACGTCGAAGACTCGGGCGTCGATGATCGCGTTGCCGACGCCGGCCGCCCACCCGATGGACCCCTGTACGTCGGCGACCACCTCGTAGACACCGGCCTCCGGCAGCAGCAGGTTCGCCCCCGTGACGGGAACCCACGTGTTGGCGGGAGCGGAGTCCAGGGACACAGCCCCCGATGTCTGCCCGGAGACCGGCGTGAGCCGAGCACCGACCTGCCACGTCTCGGGGCACGCCCCAGCGGCTGGCGGCGTGACGTCGACGTCGACTGAGCGCTCCGCCGACACGGCGCCGCCGGGGGCGATGCCCTGGAGGGCCGTGTGCGGCACCAGGAGGCCGCCCGCCGTCCGGGTGAGGGCATTGCATGGCGCAGGGTCCACGGGCACGTCGACGCGATACGTACGCCCGCAGCAGCTACCAGCCATCAGTCGCTCACCTTCACGAAACCGAGGCGTGGGCCTCCGAGGATCGCCTGGGTGGCGTCGGTGAAGCCGACGTGCTGTCGCTGCCCTTCCACACGGACCGTCGTGGGCCCGGTGACGGTGAGGAAGGTGTTGATGCTGCCGGCGTTCTGGAGGGACATCACCGTGCCCCCGCCATCGTTGATGTTGCCGAACTGGATCCGTCTGGTGGTGCTGGGCAAGGGTGCCCCGGCGGTGACGTTGACGAGGCGGGCGTTGATCGCCACCGCCCACGGCGTGGTCGCGGCGATGTGCGAGTAGAGGTCTGCGGACAGGGCGTACGTCCCGGCCTCGGGCAGCACGACTTGGGCAGTGGTGGCCACCCACGCCCCGGAGGTAGCGGCTCGGAGGTCCGCGTCCGCTCCGAGCGCTTCGCCGCTGACGGGGGTGAGGCGTGCCCCGACGGTCCAGGTCTTCGGGCAGACGCCGGCGGCCGGTGCCTGCACATCGACGTCGACCGAGCGGGTCGCCGAGACCGCGCCGCCGGGAGCGGTCCCGGCGACTTCGGTGTGCGGCACGAGGAGCCCGGCCGCCGCCTGTGTGAGCGCGTTGCACGGCGCCGGATCCAGGCGCGGGACGACCCGGGTTGACCCGCAGCAGTTACCCGCCATCAGTCACCTTCCGGGGGCGTGGGGAGCGGTGAGGAGAAGACGTCCGGCAGGCTCGCGAGGTAGGCCGCCTCGTCCACCTCCTCGTAGCCCAGCTCCACGTACGGTGCCGGGTCCTTCAGGTTGTAGACGACCTGCACGCCCTGGCCCTCCTTGGTGAAGTAGCGCGGGCCGGGCGTGGTCTCGGTCGTGTCGTCGCTCATCGGTGCCTCCTGGTCAGCGGTCTGGGAAGAGGGGCGGCCATCAGCGGTACGTCCAGTTCAGGAGGTAGCTCGCTGCGGCCGTCGCCCCGGCGAAGGAGGCCGCGGCGAGGGCGGTGTCGCTGTCTTGGGCGACGGACCACGTCATCGTGACCCCGGCCGGGACCGCGACGGCCGCGCCGTCCGACATGGTGACGTTGACCGCGCCGGCGAGAACCGTGAGGCTGACGCTCTGCAGGCCCGGAAAGCTGCCCGCAAGGTTCTGTGCCGCGGTACCGGTCACGGCCCGTACGCCGGTGCTCAGCGGTCCGGGCAGGGCCTCCGCCGCCGTGCATTCCACGGGTGCGGTCGGCGTGTACGGCTGGGTGAGGTCGCCGTCCAGGTAGGTGCCCAGAAGGGTCGGGGCGGCGCCGTCGCACGGGTCGACGGCCCACAGCTCGGTGTACGTGACGTCGCCGATGCCGTCGCCGGTGGTGTCGTCGCAGCCGCACCGCTCCACCACCTGCTTGGCGCAGTCCGTGCTGCTGCCTGCCGCGCCTGTGCATGGCGCCACGTGCCAGCCGTCCGGGATGGCATCCTGGCGCTGCCCGTCCTCGTCCAGGTAGTAGATCGAGTCATCGCAGCAGACCATCCGCGTCCAGGAGCGGGTCTCGGGGATGACGTCGTAGGTGACCTTGAGGTGGACCATCAGGCCGGCACCGCCGCCGACGGTCTCCTCCACGTCGAGGTAGAGGAAGTTCCGCCCGGCCTGGGCACCCGGGATGGTGGCGGGGCCGAAGGTGTACGTCGTCCCGTTGTGCGTGGCCGTCGCCGGCAGGGCCTGCCAGGCACCGTTATTGAGCCGGAACGCGCGGCCGATCTGGTCGGCGTTGAACACTGTGGCCTGGATCTGGATGGTGGCGGGGTCGGCGTTGTCTGGCAGGTCGAAGTAGGCGCGCGGGAACCAGTGGGTGTTGAGGAGCGACGGGCCCTCGTTCGGCTGTGCCGGGCTCGACTGCGCCGAGGTGCCGTTCGGGTGCGGGCTCACCCACCAGGCCGGGCGCGCGGTGTCAGAGTCGGTGACCGACCAGGCGGTCGAATACTGGTACTCGTACATGTCATACCAGGGCGGGTTGGCCGCCGTCAGGTCCGGGGTCCACTTCCATACCGGGTCCACCGAGTTGTCGTTGAGGTGGGCCTCGTTGGAGATGAACTCGACGCTCTGGGTGGGGTCCTGCTGGATGCAGACCTGGGTCGGCTGGCAGCAAGACTCCGGCTCGGGCGGCTCCGGCGGCTCACACACCCCGGCGGTCCCGGCCACCGTGTAGGGGGTGGTGCCGTCAAGGAGGGTGTCCGTGACGGTGGCGGTGCCGTCACAGGCGCGGCAGATCTGCCGCAGGAACGGGCCTGCGGGGACCACCGACACGGCGCCGGCCCAGTAGGTGAAGAACACGCCACACGTGGCGATGCGGCTGTTCGGCGCCGGTGCGGTGGTGAACGAGGTGACCGGGCTGGTGGTACGGAACCGGGCGCTGCTCGCGATCCGCGGGTCCGTCACGTACGAGCACGGGTCGGTCGGTGCAGCGTCGGAGGTGCGGGTCAGAACTCCGGTGGTCTCGTCGTAGGTGTAGCCGTCCGGCAGGCTCACGACTTCCAGCCCTGGCGGGAGCTGCGTGTGGCTGATCGTCGGGTCCGTCGCGAAGTAGCGGACGTATACCGAGAACTCCACGATCGAGGGCCGGGAGAACGTCCACTTCGTCGGTGCCGTGACGGCGTGGGGGAAGGTGTGCAGTCCCCACCAGGAGCCGTCCGCGTTGCTCATGTTGGGCGCCATCGCCGTGGTGTTCGTGGCGCCGGTGGACGTCCAGCCGACACCGTTGGACAGGGTGCCGGATGCGGCGGTCCCGGTGATCGTGACGGGCGCGGCGGTGGGCCGGTCGCACAGCACCAGCGTTTCGCAGTCCTTGCACGACTCAGGCTGACAGACGCCCACGGTGCCGGTCGGCGTGTAGGGGGAGCCGTCCAGGAGGTAGTCCGAGTGCCCGACGATGGCGCCCGTCTCGTCCCGCCGGTAGTCGCGCACCATCGGGGTGACGGTGCCGTCCGCGGCGACGTCACAGAGCTGGACGACGTCCTGTTCGGGCTGTTCGACGCCAACCGGGCAGGTGGTGATGGTTCCGGTCGGGGTGTAGGTGGCTCCGGTGGTCGCGTCGACCAGGCGGACGCTGTCGATCGTGCCGTCTGCGGCGTAGCTGTACTCGATCAGGACCAGGCCGGCGACTGTGCCGTCCGCCAGGACGTCGCAGAACGTGCCCGAGACCTGGACTGACTGGCTGCTGCCGCAGGCGACGGTGCCGACCGGCGGCGCGCCCGCGCTGTAGGCGCCGGTCTGGAGGTTGATCCATCCCTCGGAGGTGACCGTGCCGTCGCAGTCGCGGACGACGGTGACGGCGATGGGTGTGCCGTCCGGCAGGCACAGGCCGACCGTGGCGGTGGGCGTGGTCGGCTGCTCGCAGTCTGGGGAGGCGGGGCAGAGCCCGACGGTGCCGGTGACCGTGTAGGCGGCGCCTGCCAGGGTGCGGTCCACGGTGGCGAGGACGGCGCCCTGGCAGTCGTAGGTGGTGGCGCGCACGAACTGGGCGACCGTGCCGTCCGCCGCTACGTCGCACAGGATCTGGGTGGCGGTGGTGGCGTTGCAGCCGTCCGCCGAGCACGGGCCCAGGACGCCCTGCGGGGTGTAGGCGGCGCCGGTGACCGGGGTCACGGTACGTGTGCCTACGCGGGCGCCGCTGGTCGTGTCGTAGATCGGCTCGACGAGGGCGACGCCGGCGACCGTGCCGTCGGCGAGCACGTCGCACAGCAGGACAGTCTCCACGTCCACGCGGGGCGTGGCCGCCGCCCCGGAGACGATGACGGGCCCCTGCCCGCAGCATCCACTCATGACAGGGTTACTCCTCGGGTCCACGTGACGGTGACGGTGCCGGTGTCGGCGGTGATGGTGAGCGGACCGGTCAGGGCCGCGTCCTCGTCGCGGGCGACGCTCCAGGTGGCCGCCTCGCCCGTGTGCAGGGTGCTGGCCCCGTCCACGGTGGTGATGGTTCCGGTGCCGCCGTGCGCGACGGCGGTCACGGACTGGAGGGCCGGGATCGCCGCGGCGTCCCAGGAGCCGGCGCCGGCCGCGAGCTCCACGCGGTGGGCCTGCACGCCGAACGCCGAGGGTGCGCCCTCCGCCTCGTCGGCGGCGTCACAGGAGACGGGCGCCACGGGGGTGTAGGGGCCGGTGATACCGTCCGTGTAGGTGCCCAGGCTGGTGACCGTGCCCTGGCAGTCCACGGCGAGCAGCTCCACATACCCGACGTCGGGCAGGCCGTCCCCGTCCGTGTCGTCGCAGCGGCACTCCTGCAGGACGGTGTGGGCCGGGCACGGCTGCTCGGGGCAGCAGGAGCCGCCGGTGGCCGAGCACTGGCCGGGCTCCCCGGTGAGCGTGTACGGCTGGCCATCCATGGTGGTGTCCACCACGGCGGTGACCGCACCCGTCTCGCAGTCCACGGTAACCGTGCGCAGGAACTGGGTGTCGCAGCCGGTCTGGTCGTACGCCGTGGTGGCGGTGAACGCGGAGAGCTGCCACCCGGTGTGACGTGGCGGCGGGCAGGCGGCGCCGCTGTCGTCGTAGGCGTCGAACGCGAGCAGGACGGCGATGTTCCCGGCGGCGAGGTCGGCGGCGGGGACGTCGGCCTCGACGGTCAGCGTCCCGGACCAGCCGACCGGGGTGTCGGGCGGGGCAAGATCGATGGCAACCCGGTTCGCGTCGCCGGGGCCGTTGTAGAGGCCGAGGAACCCGGTGATGCGGCAGCCGGCATCAGGGCCGAGCTGGGTGACGTCGACCTGGGCCGTTACGTGGGCGGTGCCGGTGTCACAGACCGGCCGCGGGGCCTGGATGATCGCGGCGGCGGTGCGGACGGTTCCGCCCGTGCCCGGCTGCGGCCCCGCCGCGTCCGGGAGGGTCAGCGTGCCGCCGTCCCACAGGGCTTGGGCCCCTGGCGTGGCCACGCCGGTGGTGTATGGGTAGTACGGCCCGCCGGGGGTGTCAGTGACGGTCGGCGCAGGGGCGCCGTCGGTGGGCAAGTCGCACAACAGGAGGGAGCTGGAGCTGCGGCACGGCTCGGCGGCCGGGGAGCAGACGCCGACGGTGCCGGTCGGCGTGTACGGGGTGCCGTCCAGCAGGTAGTCCGTGTGGCCTGTGATCGCGCCGCTCTCGTCGCGGGCGTAGTCGCGGACGAACTGGGTGACGGCGCCGCCCGCGGCGGTGTCGCAGAGCTGCACCAGGTCCCGCTCTGGCTGCTCGACGCCGGCCGGGCAGGTCGTCACCTCCCCCTGCGGGGTGTACGTCTGGCCGGTGGTAGCGTCCACCAGGCGCACGGAGGCGACCGCGCCGTCCGCGCCGTAGGTGTACTCGATCAGGACCAGGCCGAGGACATCGCCGGTGGCGGGGTCCACGTCGCAGAACGTGCCGGCGGTGGTGATGCTGCGGGGGTGGCCGCACGCCATGGTCCCGACGGGCGGGTTGCCAGCGGAGTAGGTGCCGGTGGTCAGGTTGAGCCACCCGTCCTGGGTGACCTCGCCGTCGCAGTCGCGGGTGACCAGGACGGCGATGGGCGTGCCGTCCGCCAGGCACAGGCCGAGCGTGGCCGCCGGGGTGGTCTGCGCCTGGCACGGCGTCTCGGCCAGGCACAGGCCCACGGTGCCGGTGACGACGTGCGGGGTGGCCCCGTCCAGCTCCATGTCCTCGAAGGAGGCGATGTCACCGAGCCAGGAGTAGCGGCGCAGGAACGGCCCGGCGTCGTCGCACAGGGTCAGGGTCTCGGTGGCCTCGGTGGCGTACGAGCAGGCCACCGGGGCGACGGGCGTGTACGGGGTGGCCGGGTTGTCCTGGTAGGTGAGTAGCAGGGAGGCCGTGCCGTCCGCCGCGATGCACCACAGCTCGCTGTAGGTGGTGTCCGCCTCGCCGTCGCCGTCGGTGTCGTCGCACCGGGTGCGGCACACGGTGTCCAGGCAGCCCGCGGTGCAGGGGCCGGCGTCGGCCGGAGCCTGGCCGGCCGTGAAGACGCCGGTGGTGGAGTCGATCCAGCCGACCACCGTCGGATCGTCGGGGGTCGAGCCGCACGCGACGCAGCCGGAACGGACGACCAGGAGCACGCTGGTGCCGTTCGCCCGGCACAGCGGGGCAGAGGCGATCGAGGGGGCACAGCAGCCGGTGACGGTTCCGGTGTCGTCTCCGGCGCAGGCGCCGACGGTGCCGGTGACGACGTGCGGCGTGCTTCCGTCGAGCGCGTAGTCGACGTACGTCGCCGTGCCGTCGAGCCAGGTGTATCGGCGTAGGAAGGGCCCGCTTGCGTCGCACAGCGTCACCGTCTCCGACTCGGGGCACCCGTATGTGCACTCCACCGGCGCCACAGGCGTGTACGGCGTGCTGGGGTCGCCGCTGTAGGTGAGCAGCAGCTCGGTGCTGCCGTCGGCGTGTACGCACCACAGCTCGCTGAAGGTCTGGTCGGCGGCGCCGTCGCCGTCGGTGTCGTCACACCGCTGGACGCAGAGGGTGTCGAGGCAGCCTGCCGAGCAGGCGGTGCAGTCGGCCGCGGTGCCGGTCACGGTGTAGGAGGTCAGGCCGTCGAGGGCGGTGTCGGTGCTGCTGGTGACGGTGCCGTCGCAGTCGCGCAGCAGGTGGCGCAGGAACGTCTGGCAGCCGCCGCCGGGCAGCAGGTCACACAGCTCGACGGTGGTGACGGCTGCGCAGGCTTCGGGGCAGGGGCCGGCGTCGGCGGGCGGCGGCCCGGCGGTGAACGCACCGGTGACCGGGTCGATCCATCCTGCTGTGGCGGGGTCGGGTGCGGTGGCGTCGCATTCGGCGCAGCCGGAGCGGATCACGACCAGCAACGGGCTGCCGTCCGCCCGGCACAGCGGCGTGGCGGCGATGGCCGGGGAGCAGCAGGTGGTGACCTCTACCGGCCCGCCGCCTCCATCGGCACACGGCAGAGGCTCGATCGGCATCCGCGTTACCCCTTGCTCTCGTGGGCCTGGCGGCGGTGGGCGCTGGCGGCGCGGTCGCTGGCGAAGGTCCTGCCGCAGCCGGGGTGACCGCACGGAACACTGCTGTCGTCCGGAGGGGGCGGCCCTTCGGTGGCGGCCTGAGGCTCCTCCGCCGCGCCTTCCGTGGTGGGTGGCTGCTCCTCCTGTCCGCTGGCGACCGGTGACGGGTCGAGCGGCGCCGCATCGGGCCCGTACGCGGCGGGGTCGAGCTCTGGCAGCGCCTGGCCCGGTTCGGCCTCCAGCAACGGCAGGACGGGCGGGTCGCAGAGCGGGCGGCCGTCGATGAGAGCTCCGTGCAGCAGGTGGCCGGGGATGTCGGGCAGCAAATCGTCGGGGACGCCGAACTCGGCCTCGCTGACGGTGCGGAGCTTCGGCTGCTGGTCGACGGCCCAGGCGGCGAAGTCGCGCCGCAGCTCGGGCGCGGGGCGGACACGGATGATCACGGGCACACCTCGATTTGGATCATGCAGGTCACACACGTCGTGGCCGGCACGTAGGTGCGCTCGGCCAGCACCCGCCGGTCGTTGAACCGGTAGTCCACGCTGGCCCCGGCCCGGTCAGGGACGATGTCGAGGGGCCCGCGCCGGATCTGCAGAGGGCCGGTGATCGCCAGCCAGGCCGTCCCCGGCTCGGCGGGGACGCCGTCCGGGCCGGTGTTGAGGGCCGAGTAGCCGGCGCCGAGGACGACGCAGTTGCCGGCCAGCGTGCGGATTTGAGAGCCCTGCAGGTGAGCGATGTTGCAGCAGCCGAGCAGCGCGGCCGCGCCGGTGGGGATGTGCAGGACGCCGACGCCGCCGTAGGACTCGGCGAGGCAGCCTTCCAGCGCGGCGACCCCTTGGGCGATGCTGACGGGCCCGGCGGCCGGGGTGAGATCCACGGCCTCGGGGGCGATCACGTGAGTCCAGAACCACTCCTCCAGGCCGCGCTGCTCGCCGAGCAGCAGCGCCTGGCGGACATGCTCGACCGCCTCCTCGTACGACCAGCCGATCGTGGAGCACTCGATCCCGGCGTAGAGGGTGACGGCGTCGGCGTGCTCGTTCTCGGGGCGGCAGAACTCTTTGCCGGCGGGCAGGCCGGGGGACTCGTCGGGCGGGCACCAGTCGGTGGAGTGGACGGGGCAGCAGCCCATCGCCAGCCATTCCACGCCGAGCAGCTGGTGGATGTCGTCGTCGGTGACGTCGATGACGGTGGAGCAGCCGCCCAGGATGCCGTTGGGCAGCGGCGTCCCTGGGATGGCGTTGACGCGCCGGCGCATGCCTGCGGGCGGCATCGGCCCACCTCCTCACTGTGGTGCGGGGGCGCCAGGCACGGTCCGGTGGGGACGGGCGGCGTGCCTGGCGCGATCTGGGTGGGGAGGGTCAGGCGATGGGGCAGGTGACGCCGAGCTGCTCGCCGGTGCGGCCGTCGGGGCAGACGGGGACGGTCACCAGCCGGACCTCGGGGCCGCGGTTGATGAGCGCCACGCACTCCTCGGAGAACGCCGCGGTGTAGTCGTTGGTGGAGAACTTCGTCGAGTCGTGAATCACGCCCAGCGAGATTTCGCCGCCGCGGCCGATCTGGAGCGCGCCGGCGGGGTGGATGAGGAACGGGATCGTGTCAGGCCAGTCCACGGCCGGGGCCGGGCCGCCGATGTTGGTGGGGACGTTCGGCGCCAGCCCGCGGGCCCACTGCACGCGCACGCCAAGCGTAGCGAAGGCGTTGATCACGCAGGACACGTCGATCTCGTCACAGGACGTGCCGTTGCGGCGGGCGATGTCGGCCAGGAACATGTTCCGCGACCACCACGGGAAGACGACCTCGATGTTGATGCTGTCGCACAGGCTGTGGCGCTCGACCATGTCCGCGGCCTGCAGCGCGACGGCGGCGTAGATGGCGGAGAACGCGCCGAAGGTCTTGGCGATGGTGACCGGGGTGGCGGCCGCCACGGCCTGGTCGAACAGCACCTGGCGGACGCGCAGCTCGTGGGCGACCATCGTGTTGCGCTGGTACCAGGCCACCAGCTCGGGGAAGTGCCGCTGCGTCAGGATGCCGGCCTCGAGGCAGACGCCGACCGCGTCGCATCGCACTTCCTCCGGCTCGGGGCAGGGGATCTTGAAACACGGCTTCGTCGCGCCGGAGATGTCATCGGCCTCGGTGTGCACCCAGGTCATCGCGCCGACGTCGAGGGACGGGATGGGGAAGAACCGCAGGCCGCCCCGAGCGAGCTGGATCTCCGGGGCGTCCCACAGCATCTCCGGGCACGCGATGTCGGCCAGCGTGTAGACCGTCTCCGACGGGGCGCACCAGCCGCCGGAGGCGACGATGTCCTTGTTCGGCAGGCGGGACTGGTCGGCGGCCAGGATGACCGCCCGGGTGCCCTCCGTGCCTGACGAGCTGTCGTTGACGATGAGGTTGCGCTCAAACGGCAGCCGGTAGCTGGCGCACAGGCCGACGCCGCCACCTGCCGTTTTCAGCGCGTTGGCGCGGCGGATGATGCCCTCCGTGACGCCCTCCATGTCCAGCGGCTGGCCGGGCTGGTAGCCGGGCACGTCCACCGACGCGGTGATCTCCGGGCGCGGGTTCGGGTCCGGCGGCAGCACGCGCGGCTGCCGGCGGCGCACGCTGGACAGGTCGAGCGCCGGACGCCGCGCCACGGCGGCCGAGGCCGCGATCGGCTCTGCTTCCCGGGCGGGCTCCGGCTCCGGCTCGGCAACGGCCTCCGGCTCCTGCGGCGTCTCAGGCTCCGGCTCGGGGTCGCCGCTGTCGCCGCGGACCTGGGCGGCCAGGGCGTCGATCTCGGCGGCTGCGGCTTCGGCGGCCTCGCGGCGGCTGGCCTGCTCGGTGCGGATGTCGTTGACCGCCTGGGCCAGCTGGCGCAGCTGGGCGAGGTCGTCACTGGTGACGGCCTGGGCGTTGGACTTGGCGTCGAAGGCGGCGACCGCGCCGTCCAGGAGTTCGGCGAGCTCGTCGTCGCCCAGCGCGGTGATGTCCTCGGGAAGCTCGAACTGATCCACGAGCGGCTCTCTCTCGGTGAGAGGTGAGAGCCCGGCCCACAACCAGCGGCGATGCGTTCGATGCTAGCGCAAGGGTTTCTGCATGGCGCAGCGGCAACACCGCTGGCCAGCGCTGACGCGCAGGTAGGGGCGCTTGATCTTCGGCGAAGGTACCTGTTCGGCTGACGAGCTGGTGTGTCGTGGCACCGTCACAGGTGTGTTTCCAATTCCGCCCAATCCGGGTCACGATGGTGTCAGGCTATGGTCGAGTGTTTCCGTCGTCGGGACGCCATATCAGGCCCCTACAGCCCGCATCTCCGTGGAGGTTATACGTGTTGAAATCGCGTCGTCTCGTTCTCGCTTCGGCGGCTGGCACGGCCGCTGTGCTAACGGCGCTCGTCCTGGCGCCTGCGGCTTCGGCCGTTAGCCCTGCCCCGATCCCGCCTTCGACCGACACCTCCGCGCTCAACTCTCAGGAGTTGGAGCTATTGCAGTCGGACACCCCCAAGACGATCGCGGTGGACCCCAGCACAGGGAAGGTGTTGTCGGTGGCAGAAGGAACCGATTCGGCCTCACATGGACAGACCATCGATCTGGACCCGCGCACTGGCCAGATCATCTCGGTGACTCCTACGAAATAGGCTCTGCCTATTTCCATTTTCGCCAAGAGGGTGACATACGCTGAGAGCGGAAAGGGCGATCGCCTTCCCGCTCTCAGTTTCCTGCAAGCTATTGCCCTAGCCGCCTTTTAATGTGACGACCTCGGACCGCGCCTTGCCTAGTAGAGAGTAACGCTGGTACCGGTGACGAGTTGTCCCGCGAACGTGATGACGTTACCGGGGCCCCAAGGACCACTGCAGGACGACGACCCGCCATAGGTCCAGCATCCCCTGCCGGTGTAGCTGCCGGTCGCGAAATAGCTGCGGGCGGGCCAGGAGCCGGTCTTCGTCCCTGCGCTGCCATAGAAACCCTGGTCAGCGTAGGGAACCTGTCCCGACTTGAAGCAGAAGTCTCCCGAACTGCAGACGCCGTGCTGGCTGATGTTAGTCGTCACGGGAGTTCCTTCGGTTACCGACAGCACCTTGCCTGTGCTGGGGTCCACCGCGATCGTCTTGGGGGTGTCCGACTTCAACAGCTCCAACTGCTGGGAGTTGAGCGCGGAGGTGTCGGCCGAAGACGGAATCGGGGAGGGGCTGGCGGCCGTAGCCGCCGGCGCCATTACGAGAGCCGTAACGACAGCGGCCGCGCCAGCCGCCGAAGCGAGAACGAGACGACGCGATTTAAGCACGTACAACCTCCGGTGAATGAATGGATGCGAGGCAGTTTGACATCCGCCAAACCGGCCTCCGGGCACCGATCGAACATAACCCGGCCAATCGGGCGAATCCATGCATTGCAAAATGGTTGACGTGTGACATGTATCACAATGAAACTGGTGGATAAGAAACCAGAATGACGGGTAGACGCGCGAGTCCCCGAAACGGGAAACGTATATTTTCGAACTGGCACTACGATCTGTGCTCCCTTATTGGCGGAGGGTGTCGTACCTCTTCTCCTGCGCCCACGACCCAGGTGGCCTGCATCGCAGCGCCAGCCATTGACAGATAAGCGCGAAAATCGCGACTACAGGCTAGGAGTACAGCCATCCGCCGTTGATCATCCAGCCCCGGCGGATGAACCATCCAAGGCGCGCTGCTCTATGCCCCGGCGAGATGCACTCAACAAAGATGCATACCGACGGCACGAGCACAAGCGTTGCCGCTTCTCGCCCGACATCCAGATGTGACAGAGGGACCGGCCACCCGCCGAACCATCCGCAGGTCACTTGCGGTTCTCGGGGACGCCGAGTGGCTTTTTCGTCGGAAGGGATACACGCATGCACGGTAATTCGAATGACACAATGTGAACGATGCATGCGCTCTAGAAAACGACGCACCATTCAACGGAAAGCCATGAACCAGCAAATGCGATCTTGGTATTGTTAGATCTGTGGAGATCAGTGGCCTACGCGTTGAAGGCTCACGTACCGTTCACCTGGCCGGCACCAGCGTCGACCGATATGACGTCGAGCTGCCCGCACCGGCCTGCCACACCGGCATCGCAGGATGGGACCCCCGCCGCCTGCGCCCTTCGGAGGCTCCGGTCAACTGCCGCCGCTGCCTGCGCATCATCGCGAGGAGTCAGCTCCCCGTCCTGGTGCACGCCACGCTGTTCTGACGGTCAGCGGGGCCCGGCGCCCAGCGCGCCGGGCCCGCCACGTCGTCGAGCACCACAGCACCCCATCTGGGTCAGGCGCCTGGCTTCGACTCCGCTCCCCGCACGGCCGGGGAGTCGCCCGCAGCGGTCGTCTGCTGCTCGGCCGGAGCTGCGCCGCCCTTCGGGCGGACCGTGCTACCGGGGTAGCGGCGGGCGACCGCCTTGGCCGTGTGCTCGGAGGTTCCGGTGAACACGACGTTGCCGTCGGCGTTCACGACCTCGTGCTGCTGCCGGTTCTTACCGCACCCACATCCCATCTACTGGCCCCCTGTCACTCGGGCCGCCAGGCTGGCGGCCACCTCGGCCCGCGCCGGCGCGACCTGATCGGCCAGCCGGGCAATCTCCGCGCGCACGCTGGCGCGACGTTCCATCTCGTCGACCACCGCGGCGGCGAGCATCGCCAGCTCCCCGCCGGGACGTGCCTCCTCCCCCGGCCGTGCGGGGGCGGCGGCGATCAGCGCCAGGTTGGCGCGGTCGATTACCGCCGAGGCCGCCAGCCGGGACGGGTGGCCGGGCACCGGCACGCTGAGCACCGCGCGCAGCGACCACCGGCCGGACGGGAGCTGCCGCATGTGGTAGCTGGGCTGGCAGGCGCCGAATACCATCCGGTCCCAGTCGCTGAGCCAGGGGGCGGCCGCGCCGGAGAACCACATGCCGCCCGCGCTCATGCCGACGGTGACGATGCCGGCGACCGTGCGGGTGTCGTCGAACTGGCAGCTGGCGGTCTCGCACTCGGCGCCGTCTCGATGGTGGCCGGCGTTCATGGTCATCGCCCCGACCCGGATGACGCTGCCGTCGTCGAGCTGGAACTTCGAGCGGAGGAAGGTGGAGAAGTCGATGTCGCCGAGAGATTCGACGGTGAGCTTGCGGCCGGGGAACGCCTCGTGCGGCACACCGCGCTGGGCGACCCAGCCGTAGATGCGGCCGTCGCGGATGTGCACGCCGCCGGAGTCGGGCGGCAGCTCCTTCACGGTGGGCTCGGCGAACCATGCGGCCGGAAGCGGCGGCAGGTTCTGGAACTCCTGCCAGGCGGAGGCTTCGAGGTCGTCCATGCCTTCGCCGCCCTCCCACGGCGGCGCCAGAGCCGGGTCTTCGTAGAACTCGGCCATGCGCTCGTAGAGGTCGTCCAGCCGCCCGCGCAGCTCCTCCTGCTCGGTGGCCGGGATGTCGACGCCGCCGCGCGCGCCCTGCAGCGCTCCGGCGGCGGCGAACACCCCGGCCGCGACGATCTCCAGCCGTTCGGTCCCGTCGCTGGTGAACACGTCGGCGATGCCGAGCTTGTAGGCGGCCAGGGTGGCCGGGTCGGCGTCGGGGTCGCGCCACAGGAACGCGCGGCCGAGCCGGTCGGCGTCGACGCGGTCCTGGTCGTCGGTGGCCCAGGCCAGGACGCGGGACGCGGCCTGGCCTCCGTCCCATGCGGTGTCGCGGTCCTCGTGCAGCGGCAGCTGCAGGTCTCCGGACATGGCGGCCGCCAGCTCTGGCGCGGTCTCCGGGAGCGTCGAGGCGGCGACGTAGAGGCCGCGGGTCAGGCTGCGGATGTGGCCGGCGTTGGCGGCCCGCAGGAGGTGGTCGCGGGCCGTGCCGCTGGTCATGGACAGGGCAACGGCGACGTCGCCCGCCCCGACCGGGATCGGGCTGCCGGCGACGTAGGCGATGACCTCGCGCATGCGCCCGGCCAGCGGCTCCGGACAGTCTCCTGCGGCGGTGGCGTCGACCGGGTCGAGGAGGATGCGGGCGCCGGCGAAGGCGGGCATCGCCACGAGCGTGGCGCCGCGCAGCCGGGCGCGGGTGATGCGCATGAGGTAGTCCCCGCTGGCCTCGCTGAACAGGACCTCGCCGTCGTCAGGGATGGGGTCGCCCGCCGCGGCGGTGATGGCGCCCGCGGCGGCCAGGGCGCGGAGCCCGGTGGCGGCGACGGTGCCGCGCGTGGTGGTGGTCCACTCCACGGTGTGGATCGCGCGCACCTGCCCGCCCGTTTCCTGTCCGGCCTCATCCTGCCCGTGGGGGTGGCTGGAGGCGGTCCAGTCGACGACGTGGCTGGCGCGGACCATCCACCGGCCGTCGGCCAGGCGCAGCACGCTGGCCGCGGTCAGGGACGCCATGAGGACGACGTCGGCCTCCTCGCCGGCGGTGCGCTGGTCGGCCGGGCGGGCGTCGAGGAACTCGATGTCGACGTCGTCCAGGTCGACGCTGACGCCGAGGGGTGCGTCTTCCTCCAGCAGGCGGATGGCGTTCGCGCCGGCGGACTGGCTGGGGTAGAGCACGCCCGCGGCCGGGATGCGGTCGCCGTCGCGCGACAGGGTCTCGATGGCTCCGGCAAGCTCGGCGCCGTCGTGGCCACCGAGCATCTCGTCGGCGTACTGCAGCGGCCACGGCCCCGCCTCCCAGTACAGGGCGCCGGGGGCGAACACGCGGCCGTCGCCGGTCTGGACGTTCTCGAAGGCGATGGCGAGGTTTCCGGGGGTGGACCAGCGGCGCGGCGGCAGATCGTCGGGAGCGGGCATGTCATCTCCTGCGGTGGGCGCGATGATGGGCGCGGTGAGCGGGATGTCGGTGACCTCGCCGCCGAAGGCGACGCGGAGCCGGTCAAAGGTGATGGGGCCGACCCGGTCGACGAGCTGGGCGAGCTGGGCCACATCGCGGGTGTAGGTGAGGGTGACGTGCGGCACCCACGGCAGGTGCTGCTCGGGCAGGTCGAACACGTCGGTCACGCCGTAGGTGATCATCCGCTGGGCGGTCTGCAGGTCCGCGCCGCCGACGCCGAGCACGATGCACGTTTCGGCGTCCGGGTCGTCGCTGGGGTTGAACACGCTGACGGCGAAGGCATTGCCCTCGACCGGCAGCGGCACGCCGTCCTCCCCGCGCAGGGCGCCTGCCTGCGCGGTCACGGTGTCGATGATCTGGGTGCGCATGTCAGGATCGATGTCGTCGGCCTTGCCGAGGAACAACAGCGTGAGGTGCAGTTCCTCGGCAGGCTCGCCATCGGGTAGCGCGAGCCGCTCGATGTCGGCCTGGGACGGGACCAGGGCGATCATCGCTCCGCTGTGGGGTCCGCTGGATGCGGCCGACAGGCTCTGCTGGGGGTGGGCGTCACGCACGATTCCCTGCTCCTCGAAATATGCGATCACCTCGGCGATCTGGGCGTCGTCGAGGTACTGGCGTCCGTCGTCGGCCGGCGGCTCCGGCTCGTCACCGAAGGTGAGGGTGCAGCGGCACTGGACGACGTTCGCCGGCGACCCGGTCGGGTCGCACGGGAACTGCAGCTGCTCGCCGTCCACGGTGAACGGCGCGGTGAGGGGAACGGTCTGCCCGTCGGCCTCCCAGTGCTCGGGCCGGGTTCGCGTGTCGGCGGTCGCCAGCCAGCTCTTGTAGGAAGGCCGAGCGGTCTCAGGCAGGGCCAGGGCCTGGTCGAGGGCGGCACGGTTCCACGCGGCAGCGGTCTCGGTGCGCGCGATCCGGCGGGCGCGAGCTTGGCCGAGCTGGGCACCGTCGTCGGCGAACACCCGCTGGAGGCGGCGGGCCAGCTGGTCGACGCCTTCCCCGGCGAGCGTGCCCTCGGCGAGCTCGGCGCGGGCGGCCTCCCACAGCCGGTCTCCGACGCCGGTCAGCCGGTTGGTGGCCTGCTGCAGGTAGTCCTGGACCCGGTCCGGGACGCTGGCCGGGTCCTCACGCCACTGACCGGGCAGGTTCTTCAGGTAGGGCGGGGGCGGGCCGGAGGTGAAGCGGCGCCACACCGCGGCGGCGGCCGCGGCGTAGATGCGCAGCAGCGCGGCCAGGAGGTCGGGCAGGCTCGTGGTCCACAGGGCGGCCAGCTGTCGCAGGAGGGCGTCGTCGACGGCCGCGGTCAGCGCGGTCAGCGCGGGCCGGCCCTCCGCTGCGGCGGCGGTGCGGGTGGCGGCCGTGACCGCCTGGGCGAAGTCGCGCGCGACCCGGTCCAGGGCCTGCTGCACGACGCGCTGCAGGCCGTCCTCGAGCGTGCTCAGCGCGCGGTCGGCGGAGTCGCGCTGCACCTGCCGCGGGTCGCGCTCAGCCATCGCCAGCCGCGGCGTTTCCGGCGTAGGGGGACCAGCCGCACTGCTCGCAGATGGCGTACCCGCCGATGGTGTAGGTGCGCTCGCTGGTGACGGCGGAGATCGTGGCGGTGGCCACGGTGGTGGCCTGGCAGCGGCGGCACCATTCGTAGCCTTGGTCGGAGACGACGGGCACCACCTGCTCGGTGGGGCGGGGTTCGCTCACGGCTGCTCCTGCGGGTGGACGTCGCGCAGATGGTCGACGGCGATGCCGGCGAGCTCGAACACGGCCGCCACGGCGGGGACCCGCGGATCGGGATGGCCGGCCGTACCGGGGAGGTAGGCGAGCGGGCGGCCGCCGTCGTGGCATGGCTCGGCGGTGCAGCGCAGCGCGACGCCGCCGCCTGAGTCGCCGATCAGGGTGAAACGGTTGCTGAACAGCGCCGAGGCGACCGTCAGGAGCACGCCGCAGGCGGGGCACACCTGGTGGCGTGCCAGGAGCACCTGGTGCCCGGGATCTCCGCTCGGGTCGACCTGGTGGATGGGAACGGTCAGCACCTGGAGGCGGCCGCAGCGGCCGCACTGCTCGACCGACGGCTTGCCGAGGGTGAGGGCGAGCTTCACGCGGCCTCCGCCAGACAGGAGGTGTGCAGGACGCTGCCGGTGTGCTCATAGGCGTGCTCGACGCCGGCGGCGATCAGCTCCCGGCAGTAGGAGTCCAGCGCGGCGGTGAGGCATTCGGGGTCCAGGCGGTAGCGGGCGGCGATCTCCGGGACGCGGGCCCAGGCGCCGTCCAGCAGCCGCCACTGCTCGACCTGCTGGGAGGTGACGGTGACCAGGGTGTGGACCCGGCCTTGCAACGTCTTGGCGCGGCCGCGCTCGCTGCGGGGGCAGGCCGGGGTGCGCAGCAGCTTCTCGCCGGCGGCCGCGAGCGCGCCCCAGATGAGGCCGTCGGCGGCGGCGAGCAGCCCGTCGCCGGGTTGCCCGCCGGCGGGTGGCGCCGCGGCGGCGGTGGCGGGCTCGGTGCCGGGCGGAGCGCTGGTCTCCTCGACGGGCAAATCCCCCTCGCCTGCAGGAGCCGCCTGGCGGGCGGCAGGGCGCTCGCCCGGGGCGGGGGCGTCGGCGTCGTCGAAGCCGGTCTCCCGGCGCAGCGCGGTGTCGCTGATGGCGCCCAGCTCGTACACCTTGATCGCGGTCTCGCTCCTGTTCTGGCGGACGCGCAGGGGGCTGGTGTCGTACCAGACGAGCCACTCGTCGGCGTCGGGGACGCCTTCGTCTTGCAGGATGGGGCGCAGCCACTGGGTGGTCAGGGCGTGGGCGACGTTGGCCAGCTTGGGTTCGATGCCGAGCCGGATCGCCTCCGAGCTGAGCTGCCAGACGCCCCAGTGGTTGATGTCGCCCATGCCGAGCAGGATCTCGGCCGGGATCTCCAGCCCGGTCGCGAAGCGGCGGATGGCCTCATCGCGCAATTTCAGGGCCAGCTCGTCGAAGTTGCTCTCGAACGTGATGAGCTTGATCTGCGGGATGAGGTCTGCGGGCACTTCGAGGATGATCGGGACCGTGGCGGCCGCGCTCTCGGGCTCGCGGTAGGCGGTCTCGGCGACCGTCATGAACACGTCTAGTAGGTCGTCCTCGGCGCCGTCCTGGCCCGGGGTGGCGGGGAAGCGGGCGCCCTTGGGGACGAGCAGCACACCGCGCCCGGTCAGGCGGGAGCGGGCGATCGCGGCGACGGCGGCGTTGAGCAGGTGCAGCTCTTCCAGCAGGGTGATGCTGGAGCGTACGGGGCTGTCGGCTTCAAGGTGCCTGCGCGGGTGCGGCGCCCACACGCGGATGGCGATGGGGTCGGCCGGGTCGGCCGCCTGGTCGGGGTCGAGCGCGGGGATGATGACGGGCACGCCGTCGATCTCGGCGGTGAGCTTGCCGCCCTGCTGGGTGACCTCGGCGACGGACAGGACGTGCCAGGTGTGGCTGGCAGTGCCCTCCTGGGCGTCGGGGCTGGGCCGGATGATGATCCAGCCCTCGCCGGCGATGGTCAGGTGGGGGCCGAAGTTGCCGAGGAGCTGGGCTTGGCCTTCGGGGCCGCCGGCGATGCCGCTGACCAGCTCGGTGGCGCGGTGGTCGTCGGGGGCCGGTTCGATGGTGCCGTCGTCGGCGCGGCGTCCCGCGAACAGGCGCGCCCCGGACAGGGCGTTGCCGATCCAGGTGGCGGCGAAGCGCACTTCGGGGGTGGTGTCGTAGAAGGCCCAGGCGCGTTCTTGCCAGGACTGGTCGATGCGCTGCAGGGCGCCCTTGAGGGTGCGGTTGGTGAAGCGGGCGGCGGCCGCGGTGAGCCCGGTCCGCGCGGGCGTCCGGGTGGACGTTCGGGTGGGGGCGGTCATTGGTCGGCCGCCCGCTGCAGGCTGCCCATGGTGTCGTCGAGGCGGTTGAGCAGGACGGCGGCGCCCGCGACGGTCGCCCATTCGATCAGGTGGACGGCGATGGGTGCGGCCGGCCAGAGGTCAGCGACGGTGAGGTAGAGGGCGAGCAGGAGGCCGGAGATCCACCAGCCGGAGCAGTAGACGCAGGAGATGAGGGTGACGATGCCGGTGCGGAGGCTGGAGGTGGGGCGGCGCTGGTGCCAGGCGTGGACGAGGTCGCGTGGTCTGTCGAGGATCGAATCGTGGACGATCAGCTGCGTCGCGCGGTAGCCGGCGAACGCGAGTACTGCCAGTTCGATCGGTGTGATCAACAGACGCCTCCTGCCGAAAGATCTCCCGCCATGCGCCGATCATAGGCCGGAATGCAGGAATATCTTTCGCCGGAAAGACGTCTTGCAGGAAGATTTAAAGCAATGCGTGAGGGTGGTTCTCCAGGCGGCGCCGGAACACACGCCATGGCGATAGCGTGCGCAGGTGATGAAGGTACGGGTCACCGGCGTGCTCATTGAGGACGGCCACATCCTCGTCCTTGACCAGGACACCGACTCCGGCCGCCGCTACTCTCTGCCCGGCGGCAAGGTCGAGCTGGGCGAGACGCTCGGCGACGCGCTGGTGCGGGAGATGCGGGAGGAGACCGGCCTCGACGTCGCGCTGGGGCGGCTGCTGTACGTGTGCGATCACCTGCCCGGCGGCGACACCCACGGTCATTCACATGACGTTCGAGGCCATCCGCGTCGGCGGCCGTGTCGGCGACACCGCGGCGGGCGCCGACACCATGCCGATCCGCGGCGTGCGTTTCGTTCCCCTGGACGAGCTCGGCGCGCTGGGGTTCACCGAGCAGTTCGTCACACTGGCCCAGCGGGGCTGGCCCGGGGCAGGCAACTACATGGGGGCCAAGGCGAACATCGGCCTGTGA